CTGCCACCCTGCCACCCCGGGTTCCGTAGGGACCCTCCCACCTGGCCCGAGGTTCCGGCCGCCCACCAGCCCCCGTGCGCGCCGCTGGCAACCAAAAGCCCCGAGTTGCCCAAAAAGTGGGCAGCGATTGCACAAAAAGTGGGCAGCAACCGCAGTTGCCCAAATGCGCAGCAGTTACCCAAAAAGTAGGCAATCGCAGCATAGGCTATCGAGCGAGCCGGGCGCGCGGCAGGCGGGCGGCGCACAACCACCACCAGGGACCCCCGGTGGCCGAGGCTGCCGCCAGCCCCTGACAGCCGCCGCAAGGACCCCCTTTGGGACCCGGCCGCCGGTGCCATCAGATCTATTGCGCGACCGTTGTGATTTTGCGCTTTTCGATAGCACCTACCCCACCAGCCCCAAAAGTTGCAACGATAGCGCAACAAGAAAACCGTGTGATATCAAGAAGTTAGCGTTGAAACATTTTGTGATTTGACAAGGTTATCGGCGACCCGCTACAGCTAGCTACAGCCCTCTGTTGCTTTTCCTCGCGTTCCGAATCGGTCAGGCTATCGAGTGACTTGCAGGTTCTTGCTTACTCACGTCGGGTCGAAAATCAGCCCGTTAGGGCGTAGATTTTCGATCCCGACGGGGTTTGCAAGGTCCTGCACTCACTCGATCTTCGCCTGAGCTCGCGAGGGAGTTCCTGGGACGAAGTTTGAACCTGCTCGACTTCCGCCGCAAGGCTCTCCCCTTCTAGCGCTCGCTTCGCTCGCTTATCGGGTTTCGCCTTGCGGCGGAAGCGAGCGAAGCAAACGAAATCGGGCCAGGGCAAGCAAGAGTGACCAACAGTAACTGTAGTGGGCAAAAGAGGGGCTTAAGGAGAACTCTGCCCATATTTGTTCCGCCTACGGAACAACTACTTCGCCCTTGTCAACCCACAAGGACCCGGCTATAGGTAGCCAACATGGGCAACCTCGTATCGCAAGCGCAGCAACTCATCCGGCTAACGGAAACCACGCGGGCTATCGATGCGCCCCGCGCCGTCTCGACCGTGCGCTTTCGGCTGGACGGCCCGGACGGCATCTGGAAGCACCTGGGAATGGAGCCGCTGCCGCACCAGCGCGCGGCCTTGGAGCACCCCGCGCGTTTTCGGGTTGACGTGTGGCACCGGCGGGCGGGCAAGAGCCGCTACAGCCTGCTGAAGCTGATCGACCGCGCTTATTGGAACCCGTTACCCCGGCCACGGTATGCCTACCTGGGGCCGACGTATGCGCAGGTCTCGGACATTATCTGGTCGGAGTTGCGGGCCATTGCTGACGAGATTCCGGGGGCCGAGGTGCTGACCGGCAGTCTTGCGGTGTTCATCCCGACCTTTAAGGGCGAAATGGCACGCATTCGGCTCTACGGTGTGGACTCGCCCAAGCAGCGGCTGCGAGGGTCCTACCTGGACGGAGTGGTGCTGGACGAGTGGCAGGATTCCCCCGAGTCGGTGTGGACTGAGCAGGTCCGGCCGATGCTGGCGGACAAGAGCCGCGCGTGCGTGGACCAGTGGGGGCGGGTGAATCAGTGGGCGAACTTCATCGGCACGCCGAAGGGGAAGAATCACCTGTATACCATGTTCACCCGCGCGGAGCGGTGGGAGGCTGGCGAGAGCGTCATTTTGCGGGATGACGTCGGCCGCGTGACTGAGGTGAAGGCCAGCGGCTGGGCGGCGACCCGGCTGAGCGCGCTGGCGACCGGCATGATTTCCGACGAGGAGCTAGCGCAGATTCGCGCCGAGGTGGGACCCGAGGCTTTCGCGCAGGAGTTCCTGTGCGACTTCGAGTCGGGCGCACCCGGCTGCATTCTCCGCGCGGAGCTGGAGGAGTTGCGCGACAGCGGCCGGATTGGGGACTTCCCCGTGAACCCGTTCCTGCCAGTGATGACGGCCTGGGACCTCGGCTGGAACGACGCGAGCGTGGTGTGGTTCTTCCAGCTGGTCCAGGGTCGGCCAGTGTTCGTGGATTACCTGATTGCCACCAACGCGAACATTCCGACGCTGGTGCAGCTGGTGCGGGAGAAGGGCTACCGGCTCGGCAAGAACTTCTTCCCGTGGGACGTGGCGGTGCACGATCTCTCCGGCGACGGGAAGTCGCGAGCGGATATCTTCCGCCGCTATGGGATTACCCCTTCGCCAGTGAAGCGCACAAGTCTGCCGGACGGGATCGCGGCGCTGCGGCGGCTGATCCAGCGGTCGTGCTTCGACCGCACGCGCTGCGGCGACGGGCTGGACCTGCTGTGGCAGTATCGGCGTGAGAAGGACGTGAAGACCGGCCTGCTCAAGGCGGAGCCAGTCGAGAACCTGGCAATCCATGTGGCTGACGCGCTGCGCACGGCGGCACTCGGGCTGCCGAAGTGGAGTTTTGCGGGCTTGGGCGCGGCCGCGCCGGGCGGCCAGCTGCAAGCCGAAGCACTTTCCGCTTGACACTCGTTGCCGTGCTGGGCAACATAGTTAGTCGGCAGCCAGCGAAGGGTTCATCGTCATGCCTGCTTTCAACATTAGCAGAGAGATGCTTGACTCGTTCCCGGCCGAGACGGCCGAGGCGATTCAGCGCACGGTTGTTGCCATCGCTCGGGCTGAGGACTCCGCCCGCCGCGCTGAGGGGCTGGGGGAGCGGGAGCTTTTCATGTCGGCGTTTGGCGTGATCGGTGCCCAGGATCTGGCTGAGGCTTTCCGGGTTCGGGTCAAGCGGCTTGAGGCCGTGCTGGAAGAGATGCTTGCGCGGCAGGTCGAGCGCAACCGGGCGGCTTCGGAGGCGGCGGCGGATGCCGTGGTGGCGGCGGCAGGAGAGGCGAATGAAGGCAACAGCGGTGAACCGGCAGCCGCCCCGCGCCGGGGCCGCCCGCCGAAGGTTTGACGAGGTCATCGACCGCGTCCTCAAGCACGAGGACGCGCGGTATGACCCCAACTCGCCGACTGGCGGCGGCCAGATCGTAAACCACGAGCGCGACCCGGGCGGCCCCACGCGGCTTGGGATCACGTTGAACACCCTGCGCCTGCACCGCGGCGATCCGGCGCTGCCGCCCAGCGCGTTGGACGAGCTGACGCTGGCGGAGATCAAAGACATCTACTATTCCCAGTATTGGCTTGTGGTGCGGGCTGACGAGCTGCCGCGTGGGTTGGACTACGCGGTGTTCGATTGCGCGGTGAACAGCGGACCCCGGCGGGCGGCGTTTCTGTTGCAGGAGGCGCTGGGCGACGCAGCGGGGCGCAGGGACGGCGTCATCGGCCCACGGACGGTGGCGGCGGCCAAGGCGGCTGATGTTAAGGAGGTGATCCGCGAGTTTTCGGTGCGGCGGCTTGCCTTCTTGGCCCGGCTGCCGCACGCGGAGACGTTCGGGCGCGGCTGGCGCAGGCGGGTCGAGGAAGTCGAGCGCATGGCGCTGGCTGACGCTGAGACTCGCCCCGCGTCCCTGACGGTAGCTGAGACGCTCCAGACTAACACGGTGCGCACGGGTGGCACGGTGGCTGCGCTGGCGACGGCAGTGATGGCTGTGGTCGAGCAGGTTCGGCCGCTGATTTCGGCGTTGGAGGGCCTTCCGGTGTGGGCCGCAGCGGCGGTTGTGGCTGTGGCGGCGGTGGCGGTGCTGTTTTTCATGAGGAGGAGGCAAGAGCCATGAGCATGGCTTCGCTGTGGATGCTGATTGTCACGCTGCTGTCACCCACAACGGGGCAGGCGATTGATCTTGAGATTGGCCTGTTCTTTTCGCGCGGCGGTTGCGAGTATGCGGCTAATGCAATCGCGATGCAGGCTGCCGTGCAGGAGGGCTACGTTCCGCTGGGTTTCTCTTGCACTCCATCAAGGGGCGTGTGATGGCGATACTGGGGGCGGCTTTTGGATTCATCCGACGATATGCCTTGGCGGCGGCAACTCTGGTCGCTGCGGTCTTTGTCGCTCTGTGGACCCGTGCGGCCTACCGGGCCGGTCGGTCCGTTGAGCAGGCCAAGCGCGCGGAGGATGCCGCAGCCGCCATCGCCCGTGCCCAGGCGGCGGCCCGTGATTACGACCGAAGCAAAGGAGGCGTTGTCGAACGGCTGCGGCGAGGAGAGTTCTGAGGATGCGGACGATGCTGGCGCTGGCGCTGATGTTGCTTGTGGCGGGATGCGCGGCCCCGGCAGCTAACTGGGGTCCAAAGCACCCTTGCCCGGTCTCGATCCGCGAGTATTCGCGGGATGAGCAGCGGCGGGTGGCGGACTTGCTGGAGGCAAATCGGGTGCCGGACCCGCTGCCGCGCTGGATTGAGGATTACGGTCGGTTGCGGGCTGAGGTTCGGGCGGCTTGCGGGCGATGAGCGACAACAAGTTCTCTTTTTTGCCTTCTTCGTTCTTGCCGGAAACACCTGATTCTCCGGATTGGGTGCCGTTGGCGCAGCGTAGCCCGCTGGCTCAGGCGCGGTGGTTTGCGTTCTACGGGCCGGGCAAGGTTCGGCCCGGGCGGCAGGAGCGCGCGCTGACCCGCCCCGACGACAATCCGGCGATTGCTTCGCCGATGCTGTATATGCTACTCGAACAGCAGGATCGCGACGCCGAGCAAGAGCGGTTCAACTTTCCGGCCAGGAGGAAGAATAGCCATGGGTAAGGCTATGCGTTCGATCACGGGTGCTCCTTCGCCCTCCAAGATGGCGCAGGCTCAGCAGGCGGCCATTGATCGCCAGATTGAGGCGCAGCGGCAGATGCAGCTTGAGGCCGAGCAGCGCGCTGAGGAGCGCGTGAAGAAGGAAGAGGCTGAGCGCACGGCAAAGGCGGCCGATGAGATGCGGGCGCGCATGTCGGCTGCGCAGGGCCGCCGGGCAGCGCGCTTTGCTTCCAACGCGCGCCTACGGCTGAACGAGATGGGCGTTCTGGGCTGAGCAGTGGCCGAAATCAGTTCCTTCCGGCAGGCGGCTGATCACGTCCTGAAGCGCATTGCGCGGGCGGAGCAGCGGCGCGTTGAGCGTGAGTCGCTGTGGCGTTCGCTACAGCACTACATCCGCCCGACGGCGCTTGCGTTCCGCGAGTCGCAGGGGGCGGCGGATTCGCGCGAGCGCCGCATTCTCGAAAGCACGGCTGCGCGTAGCCTCGAACTGTTCGCTTCGTTCCTGATGAGTTCGGTGTTGGTCGCCGGGACTTCCGGGGCGGCGGCGTTCAGGTTCGTTGGCGTTGGCAGGGACGGCAAGGAGGTCTATAGCGCTTCTGCCAAAGAGTGGCTTGAGGAGGCGGTTAAGGAGGTTCGGTCCGTCCTGTTCAGTGGAGCTTACTCGGCTTCCGGCTGCCTGCACAACGTGTGCCTCGACCTGGGGCTGTATGGCTCGTCTTGCTTCGCAGCCTGGGAGGGACCGGACCCGTTGCTGCGGCCAGTGATCTTCCGGCATTACCCGGTGTGGCGGGTGTGCGGCGAGCTAGGGGATGGCGAGCGGCCGTCATTTATCTGCGTTCAGGAGGAACTTACGCCGCAGCAAGCAACTGCGCGTTGGCCTGAGGCTGCGGCGGCCGGGATGTTCGAAAAAGATCAAGTGGTTCGGGTCCGCTTTGTGTGTATCTCGCGTGAGGATGGGGACTACGAAGCCTTTGTGCCGCCCAACATTGCGGCGACTAACGTTGCTTGGGCTGGCGTGTGGTATCTGGAGGAAACCAAGTATATCTTGGATGCCAGGGGGTATCCTGAGCAGCCAATCTTTCTGCCCGCTTGGTATATCGTGGATGACACGGTGTGGGGCCGGTCTCCGGCTATGACGGCTCTTGGTGACGTGATTAGTGCTAATGTGCTCATGGAGATGATCATCAAGGGCACCGAGAAGCTGGTTGAGCCGCCGTGGCTGGTTCGGGACGGTGCGTTGCTTTCGCCGCTGCGGGCTTACCCGAATGGCATCACTTACACCGACGGTGAGCAGGGGCTACAGCCGTTGCTGCCGCCGGGCGCGTCTCGAATCGAGATGGGCGTTGATATGCTGCGCGACCGGGCGGCGCAGATCGAGCGGGCGTTCTTTGTGCATCTGTTCCAGGATGCGCCGAACCCGCTCGGGTCTCGGCAGCCCCGCACGGCCACAGAGGTGGCGATCCAGCAAGACGAGCGCAACCGCGCTGTGACGCCGATGGTGATGCGGTTGCAGGCCACGATGATAGAGCCGCTGTTGTGGCGGGTTCTGGGCCTGTTGGTCCGGTCGGGACGGCTGTCGGCCCCGCCGCTGCCTGAGGGAACTCGGTTGGAGGTCCGGCATCAAAGCCCGGTGGTAGCGTCACAGGCCCAGGTTGACGGAATGGCAATCGGGCGCTTTTTGGAGAGCTTGCTCGCCATGGCGCAGGCTAACCCCGAGGTCTTGGATTACGTCAATATGGATGCGGCTGCTAAGCTGTTGCATACTGCGTCTGGCGCTCCGTCGGCTGTGTTACGGCCGGATGCTGAGGTCAAGAGGCTGCGGGCGCAGCGGGCTGAGCAGGCTGCGGCAATGCAACAGCTTGAGATGGCGAACGAGGGCGGCAAGACGCTTGCAGCGCTTATTTCGGCACAGGCTAAGAGCGGCGGGCGCGGCGGGATGGGGGTAGTGGGCTAATGCTGCCTTTCTTTGCTGCTGAGCCGCCTTCGCTGGAAGAGGTCCGTGCGGCTTATCAGGCTTTTGCTCGGTCGCCGGAGGGTCACGTTCTGTTGCGCTACTGGCAGACTCGGTTCGGCTATGTGAGCCGGTCGGTGTTTGTGCCGGGCGACGACAGCGCCACGCTAGTCAACGTCGGTAGGCAGAGTGTTTACCAAATGATCATCAATGACATAGCGGCGGCGATGGGAGTTAGGAACCGAGAGCAAGGAGCGAGCGATGAGTGAGGTGCAAACTGAAGCGGCTTCGTCCGTTGAACCAGCGGCTCCGGCGGCCCCGGCTGCTCCGGCGGCTGCCGAGTGGTGGCAGTCGCTACCTGAAACTCTGCGTGTCGATCCGAACATCGCCAAGTTTCGCGATGGGCGGCTTGAGGACTTTGTTGAAGCATATCGCAACGCGGTGAAGCTGATTGGCGTTCCCCCGGATCAGGTGATTCGGATTGGGTCGGATGATCTGAAGGCTGCTCTTCGGAAGCTTGGCGCGCCGGAGAAGCCTGATGGCTATCAGCTTACCCCTCCCCAGG